GACTGCGGAAGTAATGCAGGAACCGTCCGGGGGTCTCCTGTCCTATCTGCCGGAAATAATAATGGTCAATGACTTTCTGCTCAAAGGCTTTCTTGTCATTCCCGGTGTAGAATGAGGGATAGTCAAAGTCCCAGATATTTGTCCCATTCTCCACAAGTTCCCGGAGTTCCAAGGTCAACTTGGTTGTGTTATACATTGGTGTTGTCCACATTTTCCGCACTCCTTTCCACATCCGTTTCAACTTCCCTGCGTTTCACAGATACATTGAGTCCAAACATTTCATTGATACGCTCACAAGCCAGTTTCCGGCTTTCCAACTGCAACTCTGCAAAGGACTGTGTCATTTGGTTGTTGCTGTTTGCCTCTGATAAGTTGACCCGTTCTTTTTTGTCCACTGCCAGATTGTCAAACCCAAGGAATGTCAACAACTCATTTTCTACCGACTTTTTGTAGTCCATGAGGTCATTACCCATGAACTTGACATTGGTCTGCAACACATTCAGTGCATCCAGATTGAGAGCCTTGTCCGCATAGATAGCCGGGACATTCCCGTCAATCATTTGGAAAATACGCTTGAAAGTAAGCACATCCTTATCATCACAAGCCACAATATAAGGGGTCTTGCAAGCCTTGACATTCACATCCATGGTGCGCTCTGCCTCTGTGATTTTATTCACATAAAACATGACAATGTCATGGGTGGACAGTCGAATGGGGTTATTGTCAATGATGACACACTTGTCTGCATCCATTTGTCTGTGATAATTGAACCCGGATGCAAACCACTTGACGGAATCCCCGTATACATTCAGTTTGCCGGATGTCTGCGCCTCCAGACACATGAACGACATTGCCGGGTCTCTGAAAAAGATTGCCTTGCCATGGTCAAAAAGAAAACGCTCAATGTGTTTTTCTTCTATCCCCTCCGGGAGTCCCTCCCATTCATGGGCGGAACACGCAAGCACCCGGAACTTGTTATATAAGACCTTGAAAGTAAGGTCATTCAAAAGGTCTGTTAAATTTGCTCTTTTCCTTGCCACTGTTCACACCTCCTATCCTGTGCAAGCATTGGAAAGACTATAATTGCCGATATTATCACCTGTGCCATACCAGTGAGTGACACCGTTGTCAAAGATGCTTTCTATCTTCCGCAAGTCCTCCGTGCAGAGATTACCAGATACATGACACCCCACTGTCTTGGTGTATGTCCAGTGTTCCCGGCAGTTGCGCTCCGGCACTTTCACCCGGTTTGTCTGGTAACCGAACATATCAAAATAGTCATCCAGTATGCGTGCGTACTCAACACCGATTGACTTCCTCTGGATGTTGAAAGTCTGGAACCCTGCCACCACATTGACGGATGCGGAGTGTTGTCCTTTTGCCTGTGCAGGTTGTAACTCCTTGTCTGCCCTCTGCGCCAGAATGGATGCAATACTGGATGCACCGTGCAGGACTGCTCCTGCTCCTGCCACTGCTCCGGCTCCCCCGGAAAAAATCATGGTTCCCACACCTCCGGCAATGGTCAACCCAGACATCACCATAGATAAATTTTGACTGTTCTGGTTCTGGGCAAGCCATAACTTGTATACGTCTTGGTTCCATGCACAAGTGGGGAACCCTCCCAGAGTGAGACCCTCTTCATAATTGTGTTGTACTCCGTTATAGTTCAAGGGGTACAGCTTTACACTTCCCTCCGGGGATAATGCACCCACAATCTTGAAATTGCAGTAGCTTGGGTCTCCGAACCTCTCATAACGGAACACACCTGCATTGCCGGAGTTGTTCGTCACATAAATAAAGTTGTAGGGGTATGTCAAAAGTTTCTTATTGCGTGGGGTGTAATTCCCGGAAGTATAAGGCAACCGGGCAGATGCGGAAAACATACCAGTCACCCCGGACACCTCCTTGGTGACATTTCCGTCCGTCCATTCTGCATCACCTGCCAACTGGACAAGGTCTTTTGGGTACATCCACATTGCCACAATACCCTCTGACTTTCCATAATCATCCAATAACCTAAGTTTAGCACCCCAAGCCTGCCAGTCAGATAGATTGACCGCATATACACCAAGCCCGGAAAACACACCGTTGTACTTGGCTGCTAAGACTGTGTCCGTGTTTTCCTCTGATGTGTTGATAGGGTCATAGGTTGCCAGAACCAACACACAAAGGTCTGACAGAGGGGTTTGCATCTCATCAATGACCCGGAGGTCTCCCAGTTCCAAGGTCTCCTCCACAATGTTGTCCCCCGGTGCGTCACTGTTTGCGTGTTCACGCTCCACAAAGCACTCATGCAGGGTGAAGTCAAAAAGGTATGTCTGCATGACATCCATTTCAATGAACAGTTCCACGGTGTTGTCATTGATGTACTCAATATTATTGATGAAATAATAATAGGTCTTGCCCGTTCCGTTCTGGAAATACAAGTAAGACCATTTCCGGGCTTGTTCCATGGTGGCATCCACCTTGATAGACCAACTCTTTCTTATATAAGTATATGCAGAGAAAGTCTTGACAACTTTCCCTGCAAAATAGTTCAACTGCTCTGATGTGTTATTAAACCAGATAGTGTGTAAGTAGTCATTGGTCAATCGTACCCCGGAACAAACCTTGATTGTGCTTGTTGGTGTACTCATGTGCTACCTCCTTTTAAGCATCGACCCTCTTGAAACGGACTGCATTTTTGAAAGTGGACGCGGATAAAATCTGGTGATGATGATAGAAATAGTTTGTAAACAAGCCCTGTGCGTTTCTCTGGGGTTCCATGTGGATGAGGGTGTCCCAGACACGGAACCACTCTTTATCAACTAACAAACCGTATGTGTCCCCAAGACTTCCAAAGTCATCCATGGAAATGATAGTAGGCACCACTTTCATGTCAGTGTCAGACTGGTGGAAAGCTGTTGCAAGCTGTTCCACATCCACCTCCACAAGTACATCCTTGTGAACAAACAGAACCAACTCACTGGGTTTTGACCAAGTCTTAACCCCAGACACATTGTAGTCCTCTGATGCAAAGGACAAGTCCTGCACTGCTTTTCTTAAAGCCTTGACAAAATCCTTGGCAAAGTCTTTCTTGGTGGAACTCTTTGCCATGTCCATGACATCATAGTCAAAGTAACCGGATGCCTCTGTGACATTGCCCTGCTCATCAATAGCCTTGTAAGTTGCAAGCAGATTTTTCATTGCAAGCCATTCATCATATTCATCCGCACTGTAAACAGAGTTAATCTGTCCCTTGATGAAAGTGTCCAAAGTGCTTTCAGAACGGAACACACGGACAAAGTCAATGTCACCAATACTGATTGCATAATAGTCCTGTCTGTTCTGTCTGTGGTAAATAACCTTGACATCACTGTTCTTACGTCTGCCTAAAGGGTTCTTACCCTCCGGGTCATACGCTCCCTCACTCTTTGCCATTTCAATAAAAATCTCTTCCACATCATGTGCAGAAACGACTCCACCAGACTTAAAGCGTGACAGCTTGTTCTTAAACATTTTCTGATTGATGATAGTCTTGCCTATCTTGTTGATGAGCAACTCACAGAACTCATTGTATAAAACAGTATAGGTCTGCAATGCCTGTCCAATGGATGCAATGTTTGTCTGTGTTGCCTCCGGGATGCGTGTCTGATACTCTTCGGATGCGTTCAGACGGATGTTGTTTAAAATCTCTACGGAATAACCCATTGTTTCCTTTTCCTCCTTATTAGATGTTTAATTTTTCTGCAAACTCTTCGCAAGTAGGTATCTCTTCCGGCTCTCCCTCTCCGTTGTCGTTTTCCGGGGTTTCCTGTGCGATAAGTTTGTTGAAATACTTTTGGTTTAATGTACGCAAGTTTTCACACTCTGCGGTCAGTGTTTCATTATTCTGGGATAATGTTTCATTCTGGGCAGACAATGTCTGGTTCTGCTCCGTCAGTTCAATGATGCGCTCCTGCGCCTCTTCTAAAGTCATGTCATACCTCCTGTTCTGGAAAATGTTGCCAAGTAAATTTCCTTTACATATTACAATTCTAGTATAATAAATATGGAAAAATGTGCAAGTGACATTTTTAAAAGAAAATAGAAAAATGTGTTGACATTATTTTCAGAATATAGTATTCTATCATTAGGTAGTAGCCCTGCCGGAAAATAACATATTTTAGGAGGTTGCCAACATGAGAGCATTAAAATTTAAAATCACAATCGACTCTCTCATTTTAAAAGACTGGGATGAATGGAAGAGAGAAGACCAAGAGTTCATTGAGAAGTGTGCGAAACAGTGTTACATCAACACCGACTATGACCCTAAGTATGATGAATTGACTTTCACAGGAAAACAAGAAGATATGTTCTTTTTCCTGCATGGGGTTGCTTACAGATACGACATTGAATTGATATAGTCGAAACCGGGGAACTCTCCCCGGTCTCCGGGAACTGCCCCACCCGGACTGATGAGACAGGGCGCAAAATTATATTATAGGAGGTTGCCAAAATGAGCGACATGAGAAAAGCACTGAAAGACAGAGCAAAGGAGTTTTCTGTATCACTTCCATTCATGGAGGGCAGAGAGAAAGGTGAAATGAAAGAACTGCACGGGCAGGTATCCACTATCACAGACTATGGTTTTCTTACTGGGGACAAGGGTAGTGATTATGTGGTGTTTATCACCAAAGAACGTGCTAACAAGTTTTACTTTGGTGGTCAGGTTCTCACCGACCAGATGCAACAGCTTGAGGCTGAGGGTTACCATGAGGAAATCGTTGCGGAGGGCTTGCCGGTTCTCTTTGGAGAGAAGAAGTCCAAGAACAAACAGACCTACACAACAGTAGAATTTTACCCGGAATAAGGAGGGCAACACATGACCGACAAGGTAAGCCGTCGGGGTGTGTATTATGACTTGTCAATATCCCCGTATGAGTTTATGACTCCCTACGGGGATATTTTCAAGTTTAGCAGTGCCAAGAAACTGGAAATATACACCCGTGACATAGTGAAAGAAATCAAGAGACTGGAAAACATCATCCAGAGGAATGATATGCAGTCATTCATCCCGGATGAAATCCTGCAACTGTTAATCAAAGCGGTGTACCGTTCTTTTTATCAGAAAATTGAGGGCTAGTGTATGAGGAAAAAGAAACTAAAAGACCACATCACGGGCAAGCAGAAAAGCAAGTCCGGGGGTTACTGGAAAGGTGGAAAAAGAAAGGCATACACCTATGAGGGTGAGCAATACCGGGGAGGACGTAAAGAGAAAACACCAAACCTCATAAAACTGGGGGATGGGACAGTCCAGAACCAACACGGAGTTGTGTTTACCCCGGAGGAAAGGAAAGCACTGGAAAGTGCAGTCAACACCCACAACAGGAAAAGAAAAAAGATGCTTGCAGAGGAAGGAAACCTCCCCCGGTTTAAGGGTGGTAAGGACACCGGGGACAAGGTCAGTAGTTTACAGCTAATGGGAAAAGAGTCTGATTTCATATTATCACGAAAGTCAAAGTCCCTGCAACAGTTCAAGAGTCGGGAACACTACGACAGATATATGAAAAACTTGCAGAAAACCAACTCCCCGGACTACCTGCATGAACGCATCAAAATGTACAAGCGTAACCACATGAAAGCACTGGAAAATGTCTTTGGGGATGATGCAAAGGATGTTGTTATGAAAATCCGCATGATGAAACCCAAGGACTACATGGAACTGATACAAAAGGATGAGGACTTGGAAGTGTCCTATATTTATGACCCCTCTGCCCGTCAAGGGAAATTGAACCGCATCCGACAAGCACTAGGAATGAAACCAAAAGACTTTTGGGAAGATGAGGAAATGGAAGTCTAAGGGCTTGTCCAGAAAGAGGGTGTAAATATTGGCAGTAAAACAATACAAGTTTGAGGGTGACTTTGAGACCACAACAGACCCGAAGGATGTACGTGTGTGGGCATCCTGTCTGGTCAACATTGACTCAATAGAAACCAGTTTCATAGGTAATAATATTGAGTCCTTTTTTCACTACTTAAAAAACAAAAATAGTGTGGTGTACTTCCACAACCTCAAATTTGACGGAGAGTTCATTCTGTCATATTTACTGTCACACGGTTACAAGTACAGCACATCACATGAGGGTGGAACCTTTGAGACTCTCATCACGGATGACGGTCTCTTCTATTCTATCACGGTGTACTTTGAAAAGAAGAATAAGAAATATAAGAAAGTCACATTCTATGACTCTCTGAAAAAGCTACCCTTTAAAGTGGCAGTCATTGCAAAGGCTTTTGAGTTGGCAGACAGTAAGGGAGAGATAGACTACCAAGCACATAGGGAAGTAGGGCACGAACTCACGGAAGAGGAAAAGGACTACATCATCAAGGATTGTAGAATTGTGGCAGAGGCATTGAAAATCCAGTTTGAAAAGGGTCTTACCAAAATGACCAATGCCAGTGATGCCCTATCAAACTATAAGGAAATCATAGGGAAAGCAACTTTTGAAAAGTGGTTCCCGGTTCTGCCTATTGAACTGGATGCAGACATCCGGCAAGCCTACAAGGGTGGTTTTACATACCTTACACCCCGTTTCAAGAATAAACACATTTTTGGTGGTGTGACTCTGGATGTCAATTCCCTTTATCCATGGGCAATGTACTACGGTTTACTTCCATATGGTTACCCTATGTTTTATGAGGGCAAGTATGAACCAGACCCGGACTACCCTCTCTATATCGTACACATGAAATGCACGTTCAGACTGAAACCGGGACACATCCCCTGCATCCAGTTAAAGAACAACAGACGTTATGTGGAAACGGAATATCTCACAACAAGTGAGGATGAAATGGGTGTGGATGAACCCGTGGAACTGCATCTTACATCCGTGGACTATCAACTATTTATTGACCACTACAACATTGAGAATGAGGAATATATAAACGGGTGGAAGTTCAAGGGAACCGTGGGAATGTTCAAGGACTATATAGACTATTGGATGCACATAAAAGAAACCACAACCGGGGCAATGCGACAGCTTGCCAAGTTGATGCTTAATTCACTCTATGGAAAGTTTGCAAGCAACCCAGTAGCCAGACAAAAGGTTGCGTACATGGATGCAGACGGGGTTGTCAGATATGAGATACTTACAGACAAGAACTACAAGGACTATGACCTAAAAGCCCCGGAACTGCGTGACCCGGTCTACACTGCAATGGGCTGTTTTATCACTGCCTATGCCCGTGAAAAGACGATAAGGAGCGCACAATCCGTGTATGATAGGTTTATCTATGCAGATACAGACAGCTTGCATCTGGTAGGAAAGGAACTGCCGGAGGGTATGGACATCCACCCCACCAAGCTAGGAGCATGGAAACATGAGGGAACCTTTGTTAATTCAAAATATATCCGTGCTAAGACCTACATGGAGACCATGGAAGAGTGCAAGACCGCTTCACTGAAAGCCTATTGTAAGGCAATAATGAAAGCGGATGACATAAGCGTTGTATGGTTGCGTGATGACTTGGTTGTGTGGCATGAGACAAAGGTCACTTGTGCAGGTATGCCGGACAATGTCAAGGAGTCTGTGGACTATGACCTCTTCCACTCTGGTAGCACCTTTGACGGAAAGTTGATGCCCA